GCTAGCACTGGTGTTCTGGATTGCACTAAACTACACACCTACAAATATAATGAAGATCTTTTCAGGAAAGTAACTACTCTTGCTGAGGGTAAGAATCATGGTCTTATCTTTATGCTTGATTGGTCTGGTTCTATGTGTGATGTGCTGATTGATACTGTTAAGCAGATGTTCAATTTGGTGTGGTTTTGTAAGAAGGTTGGTATTCCTTTCGATGTTTATGCTTTCACAAATGAGTATCCGAGATTTGAATATAGTGAAACTCATCGGACAAATGTTCGACCTTCACTTTATGAAAAGAAACCTGGTGTTCTTGCTTTCTCAGAGTGGTTTTCTTTGATGAATCTTCTTACTAGTAAAACTAGTGCCAAGGAATTGGAAAAGCAGATGCTCCATATCCTGAGATTTGCTTATGCTTTCAATAGGAAATATTATACGCTATATCCTGTTCCTACTGGATTGGGTCTCTCTGGAACTCCTTTGAACGAAGCACTCGTATGCCTTCATTCAATTATTCCTCAGTTTAAGAGGCAATACGGTCTTCAAAAAGTTCAGTGTGTTGTTCTTTCTGATGGTGAGGCAAATCAACTTAACTATTACAAAGAAGTTCATCGTTTTTTCGATAAGAATCCCAGTGAACCATATCTTGGAACTGGTCGCCTTGGACTCAATTCGTTCTTACGTGATCGAAAAACTGGTAATACATATTCTTTTGACTGTGAATGGTATCAGTTCACTGATGTTCTTCTTCGTAATTTGAAAGATACATTTAAGGATACTAATTTTGTTGGTATTCGTGTTCTCGAATCTCGTGATGCTAAAGCATTTATTCGCCGTTATTGTGGTTGTTATGGTGAAAAATATGACAAGGTAGAAATTGCTTGGCGAAAGCAACGTGCATTTTCTATCAAAGACTCTGGATACAATACTTACTTTGGTATCTCTGCAAATTCCCTTTCTCAAGATTCTGAATTTGAAGTTGGTGATGGTGCATCCAAGACACAAATTAAAAGTGCTTTTGTAAAGAGTTTGAAGAGTAAAAAGATGAATAAGAAGATTCTTAGTGAGTTTGTTGATCTTATTGCTTGATAAATAATTAGAAATTTGAGATTTGGAACCATGTCTAGATTCGGAGAACTCATTGGCAGAGATAAGCCAAAAGCAGTAGCACCTACTCCAGCACCAAAACCAGCACCTGAACCTAAAGCAGAAGCACCTAAACCTCCTGCTCCTGCCCCAGCACCAAAAGCAACAGAACTCTGAATCCAATTTCTAATCTGTCACAAAGGGCACCCTGTTGGTGCCCTTTCTTGTGTATAATAACTTCAGTTGAAACAAACAACCAACATAATGTCCTTCTCCGCTGATCACATTTGTACCTCTCTCAAATCTACTTATGGTGAGATGGTCACGACTGCTGATATCAAAGCTTGGTGCGCTATGAATGGTGCAAACTATCAAACAGTTACCAATAAACTTTCCGAATATAAAACTTCTCGTGGTCGGTGGAATTTGGAAGTGACTCCTCAAAGAGTTGAAGAGATTGAGCGCACTTATGAAGCACCAGCAGCAATGCCTGCTATTGAACAAAACCTTATTCCACAGAAAGATGATTACTTCGTCAAGTTTGGTAATTTTGGTGACCTTAAAAAAATTATTCAGTCCCGTGTATTCTACCCTACATTTATCACGGGTCTTTCGGGTAATGGTAAAACGTTTTCTGTTGAACAAGCGTGCGCCCAACTTGGACGGGAACTTATCCGCGTAAACATTACTATTGAAACTGATGAAGATGATCTTATTGGCGGTTTCCGCCTTGTTGATGGCAACACCGTCTGGCACAATGGCCCAGTCATTGAAGCACTCGAACGAGGAGCTGTCCTGCTCCTTGACGAGATCGACCTTGCCAGTAATAAAATTCTCTGTCTCCAGAGCATCCTTGAAGGAAAGGGAGTTTTCCTTAAAAAGATCGGACGAAGAATTGACCCTGCAAGTGGATTCAACGTCATCGCCACAGCAAACACTAAGGGTAAAGGTAGCGACGACGGACGATTCATTGGAACTAACGTGCTCAATGAAGCCTTCCTTGAGCGATTCCCAGTAACCTTTGAGCAAGAGTATCCTACTGCTACTATTGAGACTAGGATTCTCAACAAACTCTGTGATGATGAAAACTTTTGTAAGCGACTTGCTGATTGGGCAGACATTATCCGCAAGACCTTCTATGATGGTGGTATTGAGGAAATCATCAGCACTCGCCGCCTGGTTCATATCATCAAGGCATATAACATCTTTGAAAGCAAAGCAAAAGCAATTCAAGTTTGTGTGAATCGCTTTGATGATGAAACTAAGCAAGCATTCCTTGAACTTTATGACAAGGTTGATGCTGATTTTCAGATGCCCTCAGATGACATGTCATCCTTTGCAGAATTAGAAAAAGGGTGATATAATGACTAATGCTTGGTCCTTTCTACACGATGAATTAAAAATGGATGAGTATCCCTATCCCGATAACTTCGGCGCAGCACAACCTGTTCCAATGTCCTCTCATAGTGAAGACATAATTACTTTTAACCTTGATATGAACAATAACCCTAATCGGTTCAAGTATAGTGAGGAAGAACTCCTTAAAGAACTTAAAGATTATATTTCCGCAACTTATAATGCACATTACTCTGCTGGTAATGATGCTATTCAAACTTTGGATTTGATTGATGCTTGTGGAGATGCTGAGGCATTCTGCCGTAGCAACATCCTCAAGTATGCTTCACGCTATGATCGCAAGGGCACTGCCCGTCGTGATATCATTAAGATCCTTCACTACGGTTTGCTTCTCCTTCACTTCTCTGACAAATCCGCGATTCGCGACACTTACCCCCAATGATGAAACTCAACCCTAATAATATGAAACTGTCTGACAGCACGCTGACAATCTTGAAAAACTTTGCTGGAATCAATAACTCGATTCTAGTAAAAGAAGGAAAGCGTCTCCGCACTATTTCTGTTGCCAAGAATATTCTTGCGGAAGCAGAAATCAAAGAAAACTTTCCCAAAGATTTTGCTATCTATGATTTGAACCAGTTCCTTAATGGTTTGAGTTTGCATCAAGATCCTGATTTGGATTTCAATCAAGATTCCTATCTGAGTATTAAAGAAGGCAAGCGTCGTGTGAAGTATTTCTTTGCCGATCCTAATGTTATTATTTCTCCACCTGAGAAAGATATTACTCTTCCTAGCGAAGATATCTCTTTCCAACTGGATAGTGCTTCTCTAGAAAAACTTGTTAAAGCAGCACAGGTTTATCAACTCCCTGATCTTTCTGCTATTGGTGAAGCAGGTGTTATTAAACTAGTAGTTCATGATAAGAAGAATGATACTTCTAATCAATATGCTATCGTTGTAGGTGAAACCGAGAAAGAGTTTTCTTTCAACTTTAAAGTTGAAAATATCAAAATCATTCCTGGTGCATATGATGTAGTTGTTTCTTCTAAACTTCTTTCTAAGTTTACGAATACTAAGTACAACCTTACATACTATATTGCTCTGGAACCTGATTCCAATTTTGAATGAAAACACTTACTCGAATGAGAATCGTAGGCAGTATTACAGTTATTGCTGCCTACTTTGTTGTTTTGCATGTTAATGTGCTTGCTGGTGTTGTGATGAATGTCATCGCTGACACTATTTCTATTCCATATTTTGCAAAAACAAAATCATGGGATATTGTTATTATGTTAGGATTTCTTCTAGCAATTAGTTTTAGTAAACTTTTATCATGAAAGATTGGAAAACACTTTATAGTAATCTTCCAAGTGAAGAGTTGGACAAAATTGCAGTTCTTCGTGTGATGGAATGCACTAATGGAATCATCCAATATGCACACCGAGATAACGCAACATATAAACTTTCCATTGAAGAAACTCGTCGTGCTATGAAATTTAGCATGTCTTCAATCAAAAACTTGAAAATTCCTCTTAAAGAAGAAACTCTTACCTTTGCACCAGAAACTCAAGAACTGTTGTGTGAAGCAAGAGAATATTACACTAAAGGAATGAAGCGTAATGACGATGATGCTTATGCTGAGTTTATGCGAATTTCTAGAGAAAGTGCTAGAGCATGTGGTCTGGAGAGGATCTTCAAAGCACAGAAGTTGATTGAAGAGCAAGTTGATGATATTCCTACACAAACAATCGTGTGGGGTGTTGAATATCTTATGCAATTTTTCTAATGTTTATTCCTGAAAAAGAATATCAAAAGATTATGAAGACTATGCCAGTCTTCTGTGCTGATTTTTTGATCCGTTGTGAGAATAAGCATCTTCTTATCAAACGAACCGAAGAACCTGTAAAAGGAGTTTATTGGGTTATTGGTGGAAGACTTCATCATAAAGAATCTATTCAGCAACTGGCGGAAAGAGTTCATACTAGAGAGATTGGGAGATACTTTCCTAATTTCAAAATGATTGGATTTTCAAACTATCAGTTTCCTGATGTTCCAAATCAGAGAGCCACTCATACACCAACTGTGCTATACTTAGTTGAAGTTGATCAGATGTTTGAACCAAACATTGATGATACACATTCAGATTTTATCTGGTCAACTGAATTGCCAGAAGAACTGAAGAATCAAACTGATTTTTTTGATCATGTTTATTGAATATGAATACAGGCAGATAGAGGTTCCTCAAGAAATAATTGAGTTCTGTGATTATTTCACTTATGATGCAA